TGCAAACTCGATGACAAATCTTTCAAAGCTGCCCGTCTCTTTAGGGCTTCTTCTTTCTTCTTGGGGTCGATACTCTTTTTCATGCTTCAAATATTTCATAGTTAGAAAATCGTTGGAAATACTCGCTATCATCGGCCAAAAGGCACAAATTATGTCCGTCCGATGTCGTGAAATACACCTCTAATCTGTTGGTAGTGTCCACCTTGTCCGTGATTTCATAAGAACCGAAAATCTTTGTAAGTTCGGCAATCGCTTGTTTGTAGGTAAATGTCTTCATTCGGTAATTCATGGCTTGTTAATTTTATGATGAACCTTGAGCTCGGTGGGTGTGAGCCTTTATTCGGCTGTTTCCCTGATTGGAGCTTTTTTTTTCTGCGTCGCCTGTCGCTACGCGGTATGTTTCGCCTTTTTTACGCTGCCAACAAAGGTGCCGGATAGAGCAAGAGCAAGTTTTTCACGGAAACCGAATGGCCTGAATACTACCCAAAGGGATGGAGATTTTTACGGAAACGCTGCTTGAACTTGAGCCAGTGAGAGACGGCATTTACCTTTGCAGCACAAAAAAGCGGAACTGCGCAGTGATAGGAGACAGAAATGAATGGCGACAATCAGAAAAGGAAACAGCCTAAAACAATACAGCGGAACGCTACCAAAGAAAAAAAACGTTGGATGATGTGGATGGAGTTTTGAGGTAAAGCCTGCGTACCGATAGATTCCAACCTCTTCAATACAACTCAGACAAGAAACAGAAAGCGTTGCTTTCTACCGCTTAACCGCGAAAAGTCCAAGGGTATGTAGGGTACCGCATTCTCTTGGACTTTTCGCGGCGCCCGACCTTTCAAAAACAGCCTATTTTCAGCCAATTACCACCCCAAAAGGCACTCTAAAACTTCAGAAAATTGTAAGATTCCACCGCTCAAAAAACCAAGTTCCACAAAATCAGCCAACTACCCCACCAACTTACCGCACAGCGTGCGGAACTGGCGAAGCCTACCCCCCACCGCCCTACGCAAAAAATCTCATCACCTTCTTTTAGGCTTGCGGAATATGTACAAGAATCACAACAAACGGCGGTAAGCGCACAAAAAAAACCGCACATCTTCGTGAGATGCACGGTTTACCGCTATCAAGGTGATTACCTAAAAATCAGAAGTAACGAATAACTGGAAGTGGAGACGAGGGAACTTCTCACAGCCGATACAAAGCGTATCAAAGGCATCGCTACCGTCCGTACGGCTCTCCAATCTATCTTCATCGGTCTCGGCCAGCTTCTCACCTCTCTTGTCTTTCCCACCATTATAGACACCAGCCGTCTGAACGGAGATAAGTAGGTCATCATTGTTCTCCACATTGAACATCGGCATAAGATTGGCTTGTCCGGAGAACATGCGGTTGATAAGGAGATGCTTTTCAGAATGTCCCATAGGATTACCGATATGTACAGCATCCACTTGCCAACCATGCTTGATAAACTCATGTTCAATCACCCATTTGAAGTCCTGGTCATTGACTGCATAGTTGGAGCCAAGAGCCGTTGAGTCAAAGTAGAACACCACCTTCTTAGTCTTGTGGTGGCGATAATATTTCACAAAGTCAGCTATCAGTTCAGGAAGCTTCCGTTCATATTTCACGAAGAAAGACTTGAGGACACGAAGCTTTGAGCCTTGGGGCTGTCCGGCAACCAACCAGTTGATGTTGCGGTTAAAGTCAAAGGCTATACATATCGGCATCGACGGATCCACGTCCGAGTCAGCCAAACAAGTCGGCTCCTTCAACTTGTCGAACTTATACTCCAAGCTATCGAGATAATCGAAGTTCGATGCCTGGTACTTGTGACGATGCGTCATGGACGAATAGAAACCGTCCTTGGCGATACCGATGCGCTTGCAGAGGATAGAAGTCTGGAAGGTCAACGGAGGAAGGTCACGTTTCATTTCGTTCACCCATTTCTCACCCAACACCTGCATATTCCATATAGAAGAATACTCCTTATACATTACCGCAACCGAACGCATCCGGCAAAGGTCACGATTCAAGGTGCGAAGCATGGAACGCATGTAAGCCGGCACTTCCTTGCCCGACGCTTGCAACTCCTTCACTTTCTTCTTGAGTCTCCATATCTCAAACACCGTTCCTTGGATGACCTCTATCAATTCGGGATCGCATTTTTTCTCATACTCCAAGAACCAGGACCCCTTCTTCGTTACAGGCATATCTGAGGATATCAGCATACCATGATGAAAGAAATGATGTCCGAAGTGCTGCTTATTGCCACGATTGGCCGGAAGCGTCTCGTCCTTTAACTGGTCATAGTTGATGAACTTGGCTTCATCGATGTCGAGAGCATCATACGAATGGGAGTTGGATGTACCGCTTCTATCTTGAGATATGATATATCCGATGGAACCATTATAGAAAGAAAGGATATTCTCCCAGTTCTCAGGTTCAAACAGTGGTTTGCCCCATCCCCATGACTGTGGGGGCTTACGTCCCACGGTCCAATGCAAATCGCGTTTGAAACCCCAATTCTCCCAATGAATCAGCATGGAAGGCAGTGTGTTCGTCAGAACACGCTTACCATTGGCTCCGACAATCCCTGTAATGCTACCGGGCATACGCTGCATGTTCCGCAGATTCCATGCCGCATGGACAATTCCCTTACCAATACCACGGCCACCTACCAAGACCGTATCCTTGGCAGCCGTGTACATCGTTTCCATCTGCGGATCATTAAAGTACTGCTTCATCGTTCTTTATCGGGGGATTAAAAATAGATTCTTCATCGAATTCCACTTCCTCGAAATCCACATCCTCTACATCTTCAGACCAATATTGGGCAATCTTCGACTTGATACGTTCACGGATGTTCGGGATAGCCTTGATGCCAATCACGCTCGGATCATCCGTAGGTTCGAATGGTTGCACCACAATTTGGTCATAACCTTTATCCAGGATATCCTCTTTATCGAGCTGAGTGTATTTGCCATAAAAGTTGGAAGCTTGCGCCATGGCACGCGCATCCTTGATACGCTTGGCCATTTCGTAAGTCTCCTCAATCATCTGACAGAACTTAAACCGGTGGTAATCTTTGGTAGTCTTGTTCAAATCACCCAACAGCCTCTTGATAATACGCACATCCTCATAGGCCGCCGACTTGCCAATCTTGTATCTCCGTTCCAGTTCACCCACAATCTCCAAGTCCTTCTTGCGTGGGAATTGAAGCCAAAGATTATACATATCCCGAAGCCGAATCAGACGTTTCTGAATCAGTTCGGGAATCCCGTCAGCCACCATTTCGCTGACATCAGCAAAAAGGTATTTCTGACAGACATCGATTGTTGCTGGTACCGGCATAATTATAAATCTTCATCTGAATCCATATTCAACAAATAACCATTGGTAAGCTGCACAGCCAACGGACTACCTACATTGGCCAACTCCAGTTCCTGTTTACGAAGCTTGAGTGCCGTTTCTGCCTTGGCCTTGTAGTAAGCCAATGAAACGGATGATGAACGGTCACGAATATCGATGCGCAGCACATCGACATCGACACCCATCATCACAGCGATATCGCTGACGGGAGTGAGAAACCCCGCGAGTTCACTCACCCTTTGAAGTTGTTCCGTTGAATAATCCATCTAACAAAATTGAATGATTGTTTACTATATCAGAGAATTGTGAAAGAAGCTTGGAGTAAACGTCCGGAGAGGTGGATATCATTCCACTCTCCGTCCGATTGCCCCTTGTCTGGTTCTGTGAAGTGCATATCGACACATACCATTTGGCATTGTGTATCAATATCACCTTACTGTGGTTCTCGGCCAAATAGACATCATCGAACACACTTGAGATAAACCGATACAGATTGACCGTCTAACGTGAAGCCTTCAAGTCGGCCAGCATGACCGCCGAAGTCAGCATCCCTTTCTGCCTTAACTTGAAGATTCTCCGCAAGAATTCTTCAGAAGTGGAGAAAGTAGAGATGTAGATAGAAGCCGGTCCCGTTTGTGTCAAGATGTACTCGATAATGTCAAACAACTGCACCCGATTGTCCAGATACGCCTGCAACGGCGCATCGGACAACGGTTTCAGTATTTGTCTGACCAGCTTTATCATTGAACCACGATACCCAATTCTTTCAATTCAGTCACTTGGTCCTCGGAAACGGAATTGCCCGTTTCAATCAGGTAGTTGAAACGTTCCTGCACCTTGTCACGCAAAGCATCATACTTGGCATTCGGATAATCATCGCTTTCTTTCATCTCGGCCAACTTCTTCTTGTTGTCCGAAATATATTTGCGGGCTGCCTGTACTTTCTTGGCGATTTCAGCCGGGTCCATATCTTTAGGTTCACCAGCTTCCACTTCACCACCCAAAGCGAAAGCATCGTACTTCGCCATATTTGCACGGTATTGCTTATCCGCTTCATCAAGAATCTTCAGATACTCGTAACGGTCGCAAGGAGGTGCAGCCTCCATGGTCTTGAGCGTTTCGAAGGTCTCCTTTATCTTGAACCAGAGTTCCGCCGATTGCGCCCACAAATCCTTGATTTCATCGGGTAGTTCATCGTGATCAGCACGCTTGCCCGCATGTTTAACAGCTGTCTGAAGTTCTTCAACGGTATCCACATCCTCCGTTTGTTCCGCCACCAAGTCCAAACGTCTGTTGATGGTTTCCTGTGCCATCGGAACGACCGCCCTGTCCATGGCAGCCACATCGGCAATTGTCTTGTCGTCCAGACGAATCTTCAGATGCTTTTTCAATTCATATTCCACCTTGTCGGCAAACTTCTCCGGACGACGCATCACGTTCTGAAAAAGGATTCGGTTACGATTAAGCGAGAGCAACAAGGTTGCACCCTCCACCACATTACGCTTTGCAGGTTCTGTCTGCAAATACTTCTGTATCTTCTCTGTCAATTTATGATCCATATTACTACTATTAAATAAGGTGGTGGCATTGGTTCAACCACCGCCACCACCTTTGCTATGTTACGAACAATAAAACAATTTATTCACCTGCTGCAGCTTCACTCCATGCCGAACCGTCCTTTCCGCTGATATCGCCTTCTTCAGCTTCAATCTTGCCCGGATAGAACGGAGCCGGACAAACATCAGTCGCTTCGATTTCAAGGGTAGTACCAGCCGTACCGGTAATACCTTGCCCCAAAGCTGTAGCAGGCTTCACCAATGTTTCGAATTCTTCAGAACCCAACACACGGAACTTGCCGTTACGCTGCTGCACCAAGAACACCAAATCATCAGCTGCAGCCATACGGCAGAAACCGGCCGCTTCTTCTTCGGTACCCGGATGGACGATGGAAGCCTTGTTCAGATGAGTGACAGAAGGCTTTTCGCCCTGTGTCTCACAATTCACATCCGACTTGGAATCCATATTCTTCAAGGTCAACCACTTCTTGTCGGCCGCCATGGTGAAGTTGCCTTCATAAGTGGCCAATCCAGCCATTGTTTGACCTTCAGCCAAAGCCGGAAGCTTCGGCCAACCTGCAATGTTTGACTTCTTCTGGAAGTAAACCTTCTTGCGGATGCCTGGAAGGACGGTTTGTCCTTCACAGAAATCCAACGAGCTGTACAAATCTACAGAATCACACTTATTCATAATGTCCTCCTTTTATTAACCAGCAAACAATTTACCCACCAACAAGCGTTCCTTGCTGATGCTTTCGTACTGAACACCAAAGAACATGGTCACGATAAACTGCAACACGAATGCCGCATGCTTTTCGATGAGAATCTTTTCCAAATCGCTTTCCTGATCCACGCCAATCAACATATTGCCCTGAGTGGACAATTGGATGTACGGTGAACCTGCCTTGTTACTCAAAGCTACCAACTCACAACGATTGTTCGAACCTTCGAGGAAAGTCTTTTCGAACTCACGGTTGTAAGGAGCAGCACCCACGGTTGCCTGATAGTCGTCCACATATGCATCATAGATGCTATGCGGAATGTACAACTTGGTCTTTTCACCCTTGAGCACATCATCAGCCGAACGGTAGAATGTCTTCAACAAGTCCACGGCATTGTTCTTATCGATGGTTTCACCGAATTCGAACAAGTTCTTGTTGGCAACAGACAAATTACCGGCAGTGATTTCTGTGCCTGCAATGGTATCAAAACCATTGAACAAGTCAGAAGTCTTGTCACCGTCAGCCTTACGTACTGCACCCCAAATGTTCTTGTTCAAGGATTTAGAAACTTGCTTCATCAAGTAGGCAACCACCTGCTTGGTGATTTCAGTCTCCTTCAAGCCCTCACCTTTGGTCACAGAACTACCCCAAAGGGACTGATAGATGGAGTTCGGAGAGAAGTTGCGAACTACGGAACCGAAGAAAGTCTCCAATTCACGCTTGGCCACATTCACATCCGTTTCATCCACTCGTGTTTCAGAATATGGACCGATTTCAATGTCTCCCGAGAGTTCACCTACCACTTCCTTGTAACGGACGCCAGGACGTATAGACATGTGCTTTTTTGTCTCAGCCAACCCGATTACTGCCATCATCAAGAACGTCTTGCGATACTTGATGGCGGTCTTCGCCAAATCTTCCGGTAAAATTACTTTTCCCATACGCACAAATATTAGATAGAGTTATACAATTCGTTTGCTTCCTTGAAGATATCTTCCGGTTCATCACCTTCACCGCCTTCGTTCTTCGGTGTCTTGTCGCCATCCGCCTTCTTCAAGTTCTCTACCTGAACGGTCAGCTCGTCCACCTTGGTCTGCTTGTCAGAAGCATCCTTTTCCAAAGCATCCACCTTCTCGTTCAAAGCCTTCACCTGGTCTTCGGTAAGTGTGACCTTACCATCCTTGTCAAATTCCAATCCTTCCACATTGAGAATTGCATTGACTTTCTGATAGTCCTTTTTCATTATGAGATTGATTAAATGGTTATTGTTCTCAGTCTTCTTATCACAGAAAGAGTCCAGCTTCTCCATGATACGCTTGAAGAAGCCGGAGTTCTTATCATCATCCCTAGGGACGTCCGGCAAAGCGGGCAATCCCAACACACATAATTTTTCGTTGAAAGAAGCCAAATTAATCTTGTCTTCCTTGGCATCCTCAATGATTTCATCGACAAAACCATAATCCAACGCTTCCTGTGCGGTCAACCAACGGCCAGCCTTGAGCGTATCAAGAATGTCGTCAATCTGCTTTCCACACTTGTTGGCATACAGTTGAGCCAATACCAAGTCAAACTTGTCATTCTGAAGCTTGTTCTCCTTGAGGTCCTCAATGAGTTCCTGAATCTGGTCGGCATTCATCTGCCCCCAAGCATCCACCCAATTGCTCACCTTATGCACCAGGAACATGCAATACTTGGAGATACATACCTTTTTGGCACCCAATGCTGCAACGGTTGCAGAACTGGCCACCAATCCATACAGATAAGCCGTCACGTCACCATGGTCGATGAATTGCTGACGGATATCCAAACCATGTTCAACGGAACCGCCCAATGAAGAGATGCGCACATTCACCGGCTTGCCTTTCAACTTGGCAAGCTCATTACGAATGTACTGCTTGGAGTAGCCCCAGCGACCGATGTAGTCATCAATGTTAATGTTATAAATCATCTTGCAAACTTTTTATTGCAAAATAAACCGGGGCTACCTTATTATAAAAAGACTTTGAAAGCTACAAAACGGGATAAAAGGCAACACTTTTCCAAGATACATCAAGGATAACGGCACAAGATTGACCCGCATCCGACGGATGTGATTCATCTTGAAAGACCTGTGGATAGGGTCGGGAATTGCTCCCCATCATATATTGTGTACCATCAACCGCAGTCAACCGGAAACACAACTTGCGATTGCCCACATCGATCCGTTCTGAAAGCTTCGCTTTTAAAGAATGATGAAAAACACGATTCTTACTCTCCACTTTCTCGGAAATCTCGAAAGTAGCAAGTCCAATCGTACATAACGGCACAAAGGTAAGAGCATCGTCAAGTTTCACACCTTTGCCGAAGAAGGTGGATGATGCCAAGTATTCGGCATCTATCACCTCTACCTTATTTATATATCTAATCAAATCCATTTAATACCATTTTTTAGGTTTGTTCGCTGTTGTTCGGGGTTGTTTAAAATCGGGCGTATCATCCGAGCGATTTCTTGTTAATTTTCCAAGAAAAACACCATTTTTTGTATAAGCCTTGCGCATACGGTAGTATTTCTGCCGGACGGTTTCGGTATAGTCATCGTCGATGCCGTGCATCTCGCACCAGGCAGCTATCATCTTATTCAAGCCACATTCGGCACGTTCGACATTGTAGGATGCAGGTGCCAGCTCCGCCCAAAGGTTGATGCGGAACAAATCTTCTATCGCTTCGATGATGGCCGACTTGGCTTTCGGACCGCAATAGTTGTAATACTGTGGTGGCTTCGCCTTGCTGTCGGGAATACAGATGGCAGTCAAACCCTCCGCATACAAATCAGGCATCGCATCATCCGGCTTCGTTTGAAGGAAACGGCGGATGATGGCATTCTCATTACTCTTTGCCGGGAACTCCACCGGATTCCCCAAAGAGTGTGTTAGCCATTGATGTAGATAAGGCTCCAGTTTAAGGTATATCAGAAATTTGCTCATAATCATAACATTATGCACAAAGATACAACTTTTATATCTCTTAAGTAATATATATAACTCTTTTTTCATTCTCCAAATGGCACACATATTTTCGTTTCAACATCTTCTACACTTTCTACAAATACCCAAATAACTGAATATCAAGACTTTAAAAATTTACAATCTTTCTACACTTGTAGAAAATAGGGTGTTTTGTAGAAATTTTGAGCAAAAACCTAATTTTGTAGAAATTTGTAGAAGCTTGTAGTATAGGTATTTTTATACTTAACTATCTCATTTATAACATTGTAGAAAGTGTAGAAAGTGTAGAAGGGAAAATCGCCCCGTGGGAAAGCCTTTGTTTTTGCTCGGAAAAGCATAAAAAAAGGTGCAAACGCTTCCCAGCGGCTGCACCTTCTACACGAAATGATAGAATAGGTATATATTAAAAATCGAATTGTTTCTGTTGGTTATCCTGCTTCTCTTCCGGAACATCATCTGCCCCACCATCCCGCACTTCCGAATCAATCTCCAAGTTGATGTTGTATGCCTGGCGCAGTTGTTCGTAGTCGAAACACATGGCCTGCTCCGTGGAACTGGTCTTTCGGTACTCCACCTTGCCGTCGGCACGTTCCACTTGCTTGGTCACTTCCACTCCCTTCTGGATGTTCTTGAAGCGGACGGAGTTCTTCACGCCCAGGTATTCCTTGGAGTTCTCCAGATAGAATTTCAGCGACTCGGGCGGCAAGGCGGAATCGCCCACCTGCTT